CAGCAGTACCACGGTCGCTGCGTTTGTCCCAAGAGCAAGATTCTCGACTGCGATATGGACTGCGCCACCTGTCCCTTTGTTCGTGCCGGGGACAACCTCTCCCTCGACTACACCGTCACCGACGAAGATGGCGGCGAGAAGTCCTGGGTCGATGACCTGGAAGACCCCGCACCCCTGGTAGAGGATATCGTTTCCAACAAGATGCAGCTCGACCAGATCCTCCACAGGATCAATGAACTGATGCCCCAGGCCATCCAGATCGGTCAGCTCCGCCAGCTGGGATACACCGACGAGGCCATTGCCACCGAAATCGGTGTGGGCCGTAAGACCTTCGCCTACCGCCTCAAAAAACTCAAGGCGACCCTGGCATCTGAGTTCCCGGAATATTTCTAAAAAAGTTTTCTCCGTTTTTTCCAAAACGGCCTCCTTATCCGCAGGGGGTAGTAGAAAGGGCAACCGACACTACCCCTTTCCCGGAGGTGAAAACAAATGCACGAGTTCGAGAACACGGCGGTGATGACGCCCGAGGAAGAGCTGGTTGACCTGCTCCTGGACTTCATCATCGTATCCGCAAACCTGGCAAAGAGCGTCAACCGCACCATCAAGCAGAAGCAAATCAAGGAAGGAGGCACCGTCAATGGGCAAAATCAGCGAATTGGAACTGGCAATCAGCGACCTGCGCAGCGCTGCGTCCACTATTAACGATGTGGCAAACACTCTGGCAGAGATGTTCAGCAGCGAGGATACTGCCGAACCCACCGCTGCCGAAGCACCCGTCGAGGAAAAGCAGCCGCTGACCAAGGACGAGGTAAGCAACATCCTCATGGGCATCTCCCGCATCAGCAGGGTGCACAGCCAGAAGCTCCGTGACCTTATCCGTAAGTACGGTGCCCACAAGCTGTCCGAGGTTGCCCCTGAACACTACGAAGCCATCCTGGCTGAAGCGGAGGTAATAAGAAATGGCGGGTAAGCACGCAATCCTGTCCGCTTCCTCTTCGGAACGCTGGATCAATTGCCCGCCCTCCGCACGGCTGTGTGAGAACTATCCCGACAAGGGAAGCGACTACGCCGCCGAAGGCACCGATGCCCACACCCTCTGCGAGTACCGTCTGAAGCTGGCTCTGGGGCTCCCCACCAAGGACCCTATCGAAGACCTGGGCTGGTACAACGAGGAGATGGAGGAATGTGCCGCCGCATACACCGCCTACGTGATGGAGCTGGTGGAAGCCGCCAAGCAGTCCGGCAGCACCCCCACGGTGCTGATCGAGCAGCGGGTGGACTTCTCCCGCTGGGTCGAGTCCGGCTTCGGTACCGCCGACTGTATCGTGATCGCCGACCACATCCTGAACATCGTGGACTACAAGCACGGACAGGGCGTGGAGGTCTCCGCAGTCGATAACTCCCAGATGAAGCTGTATGCGCTGGGCGCGCTGGAGATCATCGACTATCTCTACGACATCGACGAGATACAGATGACCATCTTCCAGCCTCGCAAGGGTAACGTCAGCGTTTTCCGCATCAGCCGTGAAGCGCTCCTGGAGTGGGCAGACGGCGAACTGACCCGGCAGGCACAGCTGGCCTTTGAGGGTAAGGGCGAGTTCTGCTGCGGTGAGTGGTGCCGGTTCTGTAAGGCAAAGGCTGAGTGCCGTGAGCGGGCCAACGCCAACCTGGCACTTGCCCAGCTTGAGTTCCAGCTTCCCGCTCTGCTGGACGATGAGGAGATTGCAGAGATCCTCGGCAAGCTGGATGCCCTGGTTTCTTGGGCTTCCGATGTGAAGGAATACGCTCTGCAACAGGCCATCAGCGGTAAGGCCTGGACCGGCTGGAAGCTGGTCGAAGGACGCTCCAACCGCAGATACACCAACGAGAACGCTGTCATCGCTGCAGTTGTGCAGGCGGGCTATGACCCCTTCGAGAAGAAGGTTCTGGGCATCACCGCTATGCAAAAAGCCCTCGGCAAAGCCCGCTTCGATGAGCTGCTTTCTCCCTACATTGAAAAGCCGCAAGGCAAACCCACTCTCGTGCCGGAGAGCGACAAGCGCCCGGCCATGAACACTGCCAAAAACGATTTTATGGAGGATTTTTAATATGTCTACTACTGCAAACAAGGTCACCAATCCCATGAAGGTCATCACCGGTCCCGACACCCGCTGGTCTTACGCCAATGTCTGGGAGCCCAAGAGCATCAACGGCGGCACTCCCAAGTACAGTGTCAGCCTCATCATCCCCAAGTCCGACACCAAGACGGTCGCCAAGATCAAGGCGGCAATCGAAGCCGCCTATCAGGAGGGTCAGTCCAAGCTGAAGGGCAACAGCAAGAGCGTGCCTCCTCTGGCTGCCATCAAGACCCCTCTGCGTGACGGCGATATCGAGAGACCCGACGACCCCGCTTATGCCGGTTCCTACTTCATCAACGCCAACTCCGCCACCGCCCCCGGCATCGTCGATGCAGACCGCAACCCTGTTCTGACCCGCTCCGAGGTCTACTCCGGTGTGTACGGTCGCGCAAGCATCAACCTGTACGCTTTCAATTCTAACGGCAATCGCGGCATCGCTTGTGGTCTGAACAACCTGCAGCTGATCCGTGCCGGTGAGCCTCTGGGTGGCAAGGCCAGCGCCGAGTCCGACTTCGCAACCGACGACGAGGACGATTTCCTCTCCTGATAACCATCCCCCTGGGTGGCGGAGCAATCCGCCGCCCTATTGGGGCACTTGAAAGGGTGACAATAATGACAACTTTAGAAAAATATATGCAAAACGAGCATACGGGCAGAGAAAACGCCATCAAGAGCAAAGCGCTCGAAGGCATCTTCCACTGTAAGGGTAAGGCAATCCGCCACATGGTGAACGAGCTGAGATGCCACGGCGTTCCCATCTGCTCCTGCAACCAGGGATATTACTATTCGACCAACGCATCGGATATCCGGGATACCATCAACCATCTCGCAGGGCGTGCTAACAAAATCATAGCCGCACATGACGGGATGGAGAAATCTTTACCAAGGGACTCAGAAAGCTATGAAAAACCTATCCATTGATATCGAGACCTATAGCGATCAGCCGCTCCCCAAGACCGGCGTGTATCGCTATGTGGAGTCTCCCGTATTTGAAATACTTCTTTTTTCCTACAGCGTCGACGGCGCGCCTGTTCAGCTGGTGGATCTGGCCTGCGGCGAGATGATCCCCGAGGAGATCATCGCTGCGCTGACGGACGATTCCGTTCTCAAGTGGGCGTTCAATGCCACCTTTGAACGCATCTGCCTCTCCCGTTACCTGGGTCTGCCCACCGGGGAGTATCTGGAGCCGGACTCCTGGCGCTGCTCTATGGTATGGGCTGCCACCATGGGTCTGCCTCTTTCACTGGAAGGTGTCGGTGCCGTTCTGGGATTGGAGAAGCAGAAGCTGACGGAGGGCAAAGACCTCATCAAATACTTCTGCCAGCCCTGCGCCCCCACCAAAACCAACGGGCAGAGAACCCGAAACCTTCCGGCTCATGCTCCCGAGAAGTGGCTGGCTTTTAGAAAGTACAACATCCGTGACGTTGAGACTGAGATGGCTATCCAGACCCGACTGGCCAAGTACCCGGTGCCGGAGAGCATCTGGGAGGAATACCACATTGACCAGGAGATCAATGACCGTGGCGTAGCTCTGGATATGGAACTGGTGAAGCAGGCTATCCTGCTGGATGCCCGCTCCCGCTCCGAGCTTACCCAGGCAATGAAGGAACTGACCTCTCTGGAAAATCCCAACTCCGTGCAGCAGATGAAGCTGTGGCTTGCAGACAACGGTCTGGAGACAGACACCCTGGGCAAGAAGGCTGTGGCGGAAATGCTAAAGTCCGCCACCCCGGAAATGCGGAGGGTGCTGACCCTGCGTCAGCAGCTGGCCAAATCCTCGGTGAAGAAATACCAGGCTATGGAGACTGCGGTGTGTTCCGACGGTCGCGCCAGAGGTATGTTCCAGTTCTACGGAGCCAGCCGTACCGGGCGCTGGGCAGGTCGCATCATCCAGATGCAGAACCTGCCCCAGAACCACCTGTCCAATCTTGCCGATGCACGTGGCCTTGTCCGGGACGGTGACTTTGATGCCGTGGAAATGTTCTTCGACGATGTTCCCGACACACTTTCCCAGCTGATCCGCACGGCCTTCGTACCCAGAGAAGGAGCCAAGCTGATCGTGGCGGACTTCTCTGCCATCGAAGCCCGTGTCATCGCATGGCTTGCCGGTGAGGATTGGCGGCAGAAGGTCTTTGCCGATGGCAAGGACATCTACTGCGCCAGTGCCAGTCAGATGTTCGGCGTTCCTGTAGAGAAACACGGTATCAACAGCCATTTACGCCAGAAGGGCAAAATCGCTGAGCTGGCCCTCGGTTACGGCGGATCTGTCGGAGCCTTGAAAGCCATGGGTGCTTTGGAGATGGGCCTGCAGGAAGAGGAACTCCAGCCGCTGGTTCAGGCTTGGCGTGATGCCAACCCCCGAATCGTGCAGTTCTGGTGGGCGGTAGATGAAGCCGTCAAAAACGCAGTCATTTTCAAAGAGCGCACCCGCACCCACGGCATCTCCTTTGAGTGCCGGAGCGGAATGCTCTTCATCACACTGCCCTCCGGCAGAAAACTGGCCTATGTAAAGCCCAAGATCGGCACAAACAAGTTCGGCGGTGACTGTGTTACCTATGAAGGCACCGGCAGCACGAAGAAATGGGAGCGACTGGATTCGTACGGTCCTAAGTTCGTGGAAAATATCGTCCAGGCGACAGCGAGAGATATTCTCTGCTATGCCATGAAAACGCTCCGCTGCTGCTCCATCGTGATGCACATCCATGACGAGGTGGTCATCGAGGCAGATCCCCGAATGTCCATGGAGGCGGTCTGCGACCAGATGGGGCGAACCCCACCCTGGGCGAAAGGTCTGCAGCTCCGGGCAGATGGATATGAGACAGAATTCTATAGGAAGGATTAACGCTATGTTCGGGAAACGACTTGCTCAAACACGAAGAAACTCCGGCTATACGCAGATAGAAATTGCGGAAGCACTGGGTCTTTCAAAAGGAACCGTTGCAATGTGGGAAACCGAAAAGCGAGAACCGCAATTTGCCACACTAAAACGGCTTTCGATTCTGCTGAATTGCAGCATTGATTGGCTGCTGCAAGACTATTAACAAGATAAATGCGAGGTAATGACCTATGAGTATAAGCAAACTGAATGCGGAGCGGTATTCCGACCCCACCGCATATGAGGCGCTGAGCGCCATCGAAAAGGAAGAGAAAGCCCTCCGGGCGTTCCGTCCCATCGTGTACATCTGTTCCCCTTATGCCGGAGACGTGGAAAAGAACGTAGAGGCTGCCCAGAAATACAGCCGTTTCGCTGTGGACAAGGGTTACATCCCCATCGCGCCCCATCTGCTGTTTCCCCAGTTCCTCAATGACCGAAACCCCAAAGAACGCCAGCTGGGTCTGTTCTTCGGCAACGCCATCATGAGCAAATGCTCTGAGGTCTGGGTGTTCGGCAGCCGCATCTCTGCCGGGATGGAGGACGAAATCAAAAGGGCCAGATGGAAAAACTACCGTCTTCGTTACTTCACCGAAGACTGCGAGGAGGTGCCCCATGGCATTTAAGACAGACTGCGGCGGTATGGCTTTGACTGCCAACATAAAGGTATCCAACAAAGCAACCACCTGGAATACCCGTTTAAGTCAAATCGGTCGGCACGACAAGGCCGTCACGATCGTCACTTTCTCGCTGTGCGATTTCGAGTACATTTCTAAAATCGTATCCAAGCGAAAAGACGGCGCGGGCATCACCATCGTGTGTAACAGCAAGTATGAACCTAACGCGTGGCTGCTCAAGAAAGCGTTCCCGGAACTGCGGATGTATGTTTCTCCGTACGCCCATGCAAAGCTGGCCTTGATCGAACCCGAGACTGTATGGGTCTCCTCCGAAAACCTTGGCCATAAAAGTTCCACATTCGATGCCTCCGTCGGCATCCACAATGAGGAAGCCTATCAGCACTACCATTCACAAATTGAATGCCTGCTCAGAAGCAGAGACACGAAAGAAATTACGGAGGTATAAACCATGTTCACCCTTTACAGTGCAGATTTTATCAACGCTCCCGGCAACTGCTCCTATCCGCACAAGACGGAAGTGGTGGATGCTGCTTCCCTGGCTTCCGCTGTCAGCCGTGACTATGTGTGTGCCGAATACATGAACTACTACCGCAACGGCGAGAACTTCCTTGGCAGCGACTGTCTGCCCGTTGACTGTGACAACGACCACTCCGAGAACCCCGCCGATTGGGTCACTCCCGCTGATGTTCAGGCAGCGTTTTCCGGCATCACTTTTGCTGTCCATTACAGCCGCTTCCATATGCGTGAGAAGAACGGCAAGCCCGCTCGTCCCAAGTTCCATGTGCTGTTTCCCATCGACTGCATGACGGACCCCACCGCATACAGCGAAATGAAGAAGCTGGTCAACACCATCTTCCCGTACTTCGACACCAAGGCGCTGGATGCCGCCCGTTTCTTCTTCGGCACGGCAGATCCCAAGGTGGAGATCTTCTCCGGCGAGATGACCTTAAGCGAATACCTGTCCGCAGATGACTTCGATGCGGATATGCCCGAAGGCACACACGGCGGTATGCAGGTCATTGCAGAAGGCAGCCGTAACGCAACCATGTCCCGCTTCGCCGGTCGTGTCATCAAGAAGTACGGTGACAACGACACCGCCTTCGGCTGCTTTATGGAGGAAGCGGAAAAGTGTATCCCTCCGCTGGAACATCATGAGCTGATGACTATCTGGCGCAGCGCCCAGAAGTTCTATGCCAAGGTCCAGCAGCAGGATGGCTATATCCCTCCCGAACTGTATAACGACGACACCTCTTACAAGCCGGAGGACTTCTCCGATGTGGGACAGGCCGAGGTTCTGGCCAAGCACTTCTCCGGCGAACTGCGCTATTCTCCCGCTACCCACTACATCCGTTATAACGGTCGTTACTGGCAGGAAACCGAACCCGGTGCCCAGGCCGTTGCCCATGAACTGACCCGCCGCCAGCTGAAAGAGGCATCCAATGATATGATGTCTGCCATCGCCACCCTCAAGACCTGCGGTGCCCAGGAGCTTCTGGATAACCACAGCAAGGCCAAAGCGGAAGGCCTGATGAACGACGAGCAGCTGGAAGCCTATCAGGCATTCCTGGCAGCGAAGGCATACCAGGGCTATGTCATCCAGCGCCGTGCCTCCAAGAATATCACCGCCACACTGAAAGAGTCCCGCCCCATGCTGGAGATCACGCCCCAGGACCTGGACTCCAACCCCTACTTGCTTTGCACCCCGGATGCCACCTACGACCTCCGTCTGGGTATGGCCGGTGCCAGGGAGCATTCCCCGGAGGACTTCATCACCAAGACCACCACTGTATCCCCCGGTGACCGGGGCAAGCAGATCTGGCTGGACTGCCTGGATACCATCTTCTGCGGTGACCAGGAGCTGATCGACTATGTGCAGATGATCTGCGGACTGGCTGCTGTGGGCAAGGTGGAGGTGGAAGCTCTCATCATCGCATATGGCAGCGGTCGTAATGGCAAGTCCACCTTCTGGAACTCCGTGTCCCGTGTCCTGGGTCTGTACAGCGGTAACATCTCCGCCGATACTCTGACCTTCGGATGCCGCCGCAATGTGAAGCCGGAGATGGCCGAGGTCAAGGGCAAGCGTCTGCTCATTGCAGCCGAGATGCAGGAAGGCGCTCGACTGAACGACTCCACCGTCAAGCAGCTCTGTTCCACCGACGATATCTTTGCGGAAAAGAAGTACAAAGACCCCTTCAGCTTCTCTCCCAGCCACAGCCTGGTGCTGTACACCAACCATCTGCCCAAGGTCAGCGCATCCGATGACGGTACCTGGCGTCGCCTGATCGTCATTCCCTTCAACGCCAAGATCGAGGGCAACAGCGACATCAAGAACTACGGCGACTACCTCTACCAGAACGCCGGGGAGAGCATTCTCGCCTGGGTCATCGAAGGTGCCAAGAAGGTCATCGACCAGTGCTACAAGTTCCCGATCCCTGCCACCGTGCAGAAGGCCATCGATGACTACCGTGCTCAGAACGACTGGTTCGGCAACTTCCTCGACGAGAAGTGTGAGGTGGGCAGCGGCTACCGGGAAAGCTCCAACGCTCTGTATCTGGCATACCGCAACTACTGTGTGGAGACCAACGAATATGTCCGCAGCACCGCCGACTTCTACACAGCCCTGGAGGGCGCGGGTTTTGACCGCGTTAAGGTCAAGAACAAGCGCTTTATCAAGGGTGTGCGACTGAAGCCGGATGATGCCGAGGGCGAGGATTTCCTCAGCTGACAGACCACTGGGTTAACCTCGATTAAGGTCAAATACAAAAAATTCTCTTATAGGAAAAATTCATAAAAAAGCCCTAAGAAAAAGTCTTGTAAATGACCTTCAACGAGGTTAACCCAGGCCAAGAAAACTGTACAGGAGAACGCATTATGAGAGAACGACAAATCGAACAAAAATTATCCCTGATGGTAAAAAAGCGCGGCGGCATCTGTCCGAAGTGGGTGTCTCCGGGATTTGACGGGGTCCCCGACAGAATCGTACTGTTGCCGGAAGGTCGTATCGCTTTTGTGGAAGTAAAGGCTCCCGGCAAGAAGCCCCGCCCTCTCCAGCTGGCAAGGCACGCACTCCTTCGCCGCATGGGCTTTCAGGTATATGTACTGGATGACGAAAAGCAGATAGGAGGAATTCTGGATGAAATATGCGCCGCATGACTATCAGGCGTACGCCATCGACTATATCGAAACACACCCCATCGCCACGGTCTTTCTGGACATGGGTCTGGGTAAGACCAGCATCACCCTCACCGCCATCAAGAACCTGCTGTTCGACAGCTTCGAGGTGTACCGGGTACTGGTCATTGCCCCGCTGCGTGTGGCACGGGATACATGGACAGCTGAAGCAGATAAGTGGGATCACCTCCAGAGCCTAATCTGCTCCGTGGCGGTAGGCACCGAAGCACAGCGCCGCGCGGCTCTGATGCGGCCTGCCGACGTGTACATCATCAACCGCGAGAACGTCCAGTGGCTGATTGAGGAGAGCGGCATCAATCTGGATGTGGACATGATCGTCATCGACGAGCTGTCCTCCTTCAAGAACCACAACACCAAACGCTTCCGATCCCTGCTGAAGATCCGCCCCAAGGTCAGCCGCATTGTTGGCCTCACCGGCACACCCACCCCCAACGGCTTGATGGACCTGTGGGCACAGTTCCGCATCATGGACAGAGGTGAGCGCCTTGGACGGTTCATCACCAAGTTCCGCACCGACTACTTTGTGCCGGACAAGCGAAACGGTCAGGTCATCTACAGCTACAAGCCGCTGCCCTTTGCGGAGGAGGCAATCTACCGGAAGATCTCGGACATCACCATCTCCATGAAGTCCACCGACCACCTCAAGATGCCGGAGCTGGTGAGCAGCGAATACACTGTGCAGCTGTCCCAGGATGAGCTGGCGCACTACGAAGAGCTGAAGCGTGACCTGGTGCTGACCCTGGCGGACAGTGAGA